ACCGGGTTGCCGTCAGGGCCAGGGCCGCCGATCAGCACCTGGTTGCCGGACGGGTTCGCCGCCACGAAGGTGATGACGGTACCGCCGATCGTCAGGGTGTCGCCGGCGGTGGGGACAGCGGCGATGGTGACCGAGCCGGTGGCGAAGGTCTTGCCGGGGGTGCCAACGAGCGTGCCCAGGTTCTGCTGGCCGAGCAGGGCGCCGCGCGGCAGCGCGGTGGAACCGCCGATCGTCACCGTGTCGGAGACGATCTTGAGATTCCCGGCGATAAGTTGGTCGGGAATATAGGTCTCGGCCGACGCATAAGGCTGCTGCGGGTTGTCGCCCAGCGGGAACGGGCTCTGCAGGGTGCCGGACATGGGAAAACCTCGTTGGATGACGGGTTAAGGGCTCGACCGCCGCGCTCAGGCGGCGTTGCGCTCCGCGATGAATTTCGCGATGGCCTCCGGCCCCTCGCCGAGCCGTTTCATGTTGGCGACCAGCATCAGCGTTGCGGTCTGGTAGGCCTGATCCTTCGGCGCGCCTCCGCTGGCCGGCGCGGCGGCCCCGCCGGCAATCACCGGCATCGGCGGCAGCGCTGCCATGCGGCTGTCCAGCGTGCGCCGTGGCGCCGCCGCTGGGGTGGCGGGTGCAGGGGTGCCCGCGGAGCGCAAAATCCGGATCGCCTCGCTGCGCGGCGTGTTGGTGGTGAAGGCGAGCGTGGCGGCCAGCTCCTGATTACGGCCCGCCGCGGGGTCGCCGAAGATCGCCGCGCAGCGCGCCCGCTCGCGCAGCCGGGCCTGACCGATGCCCTCGCGGCGCATGTCGCCACCGTCGCTGTCGTCATCGCCCCTGTCATCGTCATTGCCCGCGGCGTTTTCGTCCGGCTTTTCGTCCTCGGCCGCACGCCGCGCCCGGTTCGATGCCACGCGGGCCTTGTGCTCCTCGTCGGATTCGCCGTCCTTCTTTTTGTCCTCGTCCTCCGCCGCCTTGGCGCGCTTGGCGTAGTCCTCGTCGGACTCGCCCTCTTTGCGCGGCGGATCATCTTCCGCAGCCGCCGCAGGCGCGCGGCCAACCAGGTGAGCGAACGACGGCGTGCTCGTCGCGAGCTTGGCCTTGAGGGTCATGGGGGGTCTCCCGGTAAAGGTCAGGTCAGGCCGGCGCGCAGCGCGCGGAATGCCTCGTGCGGTGCCATCACGGCATCAGCCAGGCCGAGCGTGACGCCGGCCTGACCGAGAAAGGTGGCGGCCTCGGTGCCGCGCACGACGGAGGCGGGCAGGCCGCGGTTGCGTGCGACGGTCTCGACAAACAGGTCGCCAAGCGTGTCGATGTCGGCCTGGAAATGCTCCAGCGCATCCTTGCTCAGCGGCAACTCCGGCGCGCCCTCGGCTTTGCGCGCGCCATAGGTGATGAAGGTCACGGTCAGCCCGGCACCTTCCAGCGCGCGGGAAAAATCGACATGGCAGGCGACGACGCCGATGCTGCCGGTGCCGCCGGTGCGCGGCACGGTGATGTAATCGGTGGCACTCGCCAGCGCGTAGGCAGCGGAGAAAGCCATCTCGTTAAGGATCGACCAGATCGGCTTTTCGCCGCGCGCGGCGTAGACCGCATCGGCCAGGTCGAACATGCCGGCGCACTCGCCGCCGGGGCTGTCGATGTCGAACACCACCGACTGCGCGGCCGGGTCATCGAGGGCGCAGAGAAACGCGGTGCGGATGCCGTCATAGCCAGTCATGCCGGAATACGGCCGCACCGAACCGAGCTTCTGCACCAGGGTGCCGTGCACCGGGATCACCGCAACCCCGGCCACCACGTCATAGCCCATGTCCGGGCTGACCGCGTCGCGATCGCTGTAGTCATCGTCATCGAACCAATCCATTGCATCCGGCCGCAGCGCGTTCGGCGTCAGCCGATTGAGCGAGGTGATGCCGAGCCGTTCGGCCAGCGCGCCGACGACGATCTCCGCCTTGCGCGGGTGGATCGCCAGCGGCACGTTGAACAGCCGCTGCGAGAGGAACGGCAGGCGGTTTCTCATCGACGGAGCCACGGCACCAGCACCGTGAGGGCGATCAGACCCACGACGATCGCCAGCGCGATCAGGGCTTCACACCGTTCCATGCGCGACATCGGCTCGGACATCGGCAGTGGCCTCGGGGCCGGCGGCGGCGGGGCGGGCTTCATCATAGCAGCCTCCTGAGCCGACCTTGCGGCCGTCCGGTACGTCCACCGCCAGGCCATCCCTAATCTCGACGCCGGGGATGAGGCCGCATCGGGCCAGTTCCCGGACTACGAGATGGGCGCGCTGCGCAGCATGCTCGTCAGGACCCCAGGCGCGCTCCATCTCGGCAACTATGTGGAGCGCGCGGTTTGTCGGCCCACCAGCGCGACGGAGAGCCGTTGCCACACTACCCTCCCGAGCCGATCTTGCCGCCGTCCGGCTTGCTGCCAGGCCGGCCGCCCGGTGCGGCTTCCGGCGGTGTCGGCGGCCCCTGGTAGACTTCCGGCAATTCGAGCCCGCGATCCTTGAAGCGCTGGATCTCGATCGCGCGCTGATCGACAATTTCCTCCCAATCCTCGCCCATCGCGTCCGCGGCCTGTTCCTCCAACGTGGAGAGGCCGTACTGCATGGCGAGCCCGGAGGCCCTGATCTCATCGAGCGGGTTGGTCCAGCCGCGACCCGGCCGCAGCAGGCGGCAGCTCGAATAGGCCAGGCGGAACTCCTCGAAGGGCGGTGCGCCAGCGGGCAGCGGCACGTCCTCGACGTCCATGAACTCCTCGACCGCGGCGCCGCGCACCGGCATGAAAAACCCGCTGTCGAAATTCTTGGCGCGCCGATCAAAGGTTTTCTTCACCTCGTTGGTGGCACCGCGGAAACTTGAGAAGTTGGTGCGCGAGAAGTCACCGCTGATCTGCTCATAGGTGATGCCCATGCCGGACGCGATGTGGCGCAGCACCTGCACCTCGAACGGCTCGTAATTCGAAGCCGGGCGCTCCGCGCGGACCTGGCCGATTTCCTCGCCGGGGAACAGATGCGTCACCTGGCTGCCGCCGAGCCACATGCGCTTGCGTTCGTCCCAGAACTCGTTGCGCTGCTCTTGATACGCGCCGAGCGCGGTCTCCTCGGCATGGTCGGAGTCCATCGCCTCCGCGACCATTTGCGGGTCATAGGGCGACTTCACATAGGCGGCGAAAATCGCGTTGATGATCGCCGCTTCCATCTCGGCGCTGTCGTAGCGCATCAGCATGCGCATCCGCTGCAACACCGAGGTCAGCACGCCGGCGCCGCCGTGATGTTGGCCGGCACGATCGTGGTCGAAGCTGTGCACGATGATCGGCCGGCCCCAGGGGGTGCGGCGCGGGAAGTAGTCCCAGTGCACGCTTTTCGCCGCGTTGAACCAATCGCCAGCATGGGCGCGGCGGATCCAATAGCCCTCCGGCACACCGAAATTGTCCACCTCAACGCCGCCGCGCATGACGTTCTTGTCAAAGGTCAGTTGGGGGTTGGACAGCCGGTCCGGATCGATCAGTTGAAGCGCGGTGGCGTAGCGCGCCTTGCCTGGTCCCAGCAGCTCGGGTCGATAGAGCAGGCCGCCCAGCGCGTCGCCATCGAGTAGGTTGTGCCGCATCGCCACCCAGCACAGTTGCGCCATGGTCAGGCACTGCATGCCGTCACAGTAGTGGTTGATGTCGCCCGCCCAGGTGCGCCAGCAGGCGTCGATCGCGTGGCCGAACTCATCGGCCCAGACGGCATCGAAGCCCTTGATGCCGGTGAAGTAGGCGAGCGCGCGGTAGTCCGGCTTGGAGATCGGCCGAAAGTTCGCGCCGATCACCGTGTCGAGGATCTTGGTGACGCCGCCCTTGGCCCACCCGTCATTGCGCTCGGCGTCGCGGGCGCGGGCAACGATCCGGTCCCGCTGACCGAAACTCATCTCGCCGTCAGGCGACCACAGATACGGCCGCCAGTCGGCCATCTGGCCGCCATAGATGTCAGCGGCGTCGTACGGAATGTTCGGCGAGCCGTTCAGCGCCCGCATCCGCGGCGGCCCGACCACGCCGCGCTGGCGGCTGGGGGCGAAGGGATGGCCCCACTGGTCGAGGATACGCACCTGGTTCTGGTTGGCCATCAGCGAAAGCCCACGCGGAAGCCTCGCCTGGGGTGGCGCACCTCGCCGAGTTGGGCGCGGAGCTGCAGTATGGTGTTGACGATGTTCTGGCCTTGCGCGGCCGTGTAAGTCACCGACTTGGTGCCGTCGCCCTGGGCATAGCTGGCGGTGACCACCTTGCCGCCGGCCATCAGTTCCAGATAGGCCGCCTGCAAGGATTCGATGGCCTGCCGCAGTTGCCAGGGCGACATGCCCGCGAAGATGCTGGTCCGCGGATTGTAGCGCATCGCGTGGACCTCTATCTTGCCGTCGGTGCTGCGGTCCGTCGAAGGCTCGAGCGACTGGCGGTGTGACCGACCCACACGGCGAGCCTCATCGCCTCTCACGGCACCGCGGCACCGTCCCCCTCACTCACACGCCGGCCAGCCGCCCCTTGAGCCGCCGGCGCCCGGTGGCGGGCTGCTCGGTGGTGATGGTGACCTGGTCGTAGACCGGCCCCTGAAACTCTGGCGTGGTCACCGCGCCGGGCTCGGCCGGCCGCACCGCCGGCACCACGGGCCCGACATAGGTCTCGGCGACCTCCGCCGCGCGGCGGTTCAGGCGCAGCCCGAAATGCAGCAGGCCGCACAGCGCCGCGTAGCCGTAGACCCGCATGTCCAGGGCTTCGTTGGCGCGCCCCGGCGACAGCTCCCAGACCCGGAACCGCTGGCCGCTGAGGACCTTCGTCACCAGGCGCTCGGAGACAAGCTGGGCGAAATAGTTGATGTCGCGATCGACCTGAAAGTGCATGTAACCAGGCCCGGGCTCGGTGACGTGCAGCCGCGAGCGGATGGTATCTTTCGCCGCGTTGACCCCGACGATGATGGGCCGGAACGCCTGTTTGTTGCGGGCGCTTGGCCGCTTGACCGGCCACACCGGCGAGCGTGCGCCGCCGCGCGCTGATTCGCCCTTGATCGCCCAGATGCGCCGGCCGAGCCGCGCCTTGCAGAATGTGTAGACCTGCTGCGTCGCGTGACCGCCGCTATCAACGCAGGTGGCCATGATCTCGAATTCGCGGCCGTCGGCACGGACGAATTTGCGCTTGAGGTATTCATCGACCAGGCGCCACACCATCTGCTCCTGGGTGTCGCCCTCAATGACCTCGTGCGCGATCGACCAGCTCTCCTCATCAGCGCCCCAGCCGATGACCTCGATCTCCACGCGGTCGTCCTGCACATCGA